CATCACCACAGCTACAAAAAAGAGTAGAATTGAAACACAACCGATACAAAAAAGAGCAAAATAGGACTTAATTACCACTATTGATTACTAAAGAAAACCTCTTTAATATCAAATAGTTAGTATTTACCACTGCAAATCAGCATAGATCAATGAAATTGGCAGTGGAATCTGTGCATTGCGTTAGGCCGCTAACGGCAATATAGAAGCAATAAAAAAAGAACTTGACAAAATAGAAAAAATATGCTATAATCACCCCTATATTGCAACATCAGCGAACATTAGCGTGGGAGGTTATAGATAAAAACCTCCCTCTAAGTTACCCACGAACTTGTTAGCGATGTACACAATATAGATGCAAAAAGCACACTATTGTGGGTATTAAATATTTATTATTTGTGTCCCTTTAGGGTGCTTTAAACAATACTGACTATATAAGGAAACCGTTATGAAACCATTGAAAGGTTCTGTAGGAAAAGTTGCTTCTGGTGCTGGCGTTAAGCCAAAGTCTCCAGTAAAACCTATCACTGGTGGTACGGCTAGTGTTCGTTCTGTCCCTGCAAAGCCTATTATGACACCAACGAGGCCTGCAATGCCTGGTCGCTCCGCATCTGCGCCTATGGCACCGAAAGCAATCGCTAAAGCAAAACAAATGAAGAAGAAGTAAGGACAATAGTGGAAACAAAGACAGAGGATAAAACCGAAGTCTCTTCCGTAGTAGTAAAAAATAAGAATGGCGCTGGCCGTCCAAAGAAGTCAGCCATTGAAGCAAAAAAGAAGAGAGAACTTCGTGGTAGACCGCCTGGTGAAGCAGCACGCATAAGGGAGTTCCATGCAAGGCTGCTGACCACCAAAGGCGATCACATCATTGAGACAATTATTAAGAAAGCCTTAGATCCCACCGATAAGGATCAGGCCGCAATGTTGAAGATGTGTGCCGATCGCCTGTTACCGCTGTCTTACTTTGAGAACAGCAAGACTGAAGGCAAAGCTGGCATCACCATTAACATATCTGGTCTTACTGATCCAAAGATAGCTGCAACAGAGACTATAGATGCTGAGGATGTCGAATTTAATGACGACTAAAACCTGTAATCTATGTAAACAAGAAAAAGATCTGTCACTATTTTCAGTAGACAATAGATCTAAGTCTGGTTATCAGACTAGGTGTAAAGAGTGCCAAGCAGCAGTAAAGAAGGAAATGGCTGCGTATTACCGTGGTAAACACCTTGAGTACAAGTATGGAATAACGCATGAGCAATATGAATCCATGCTTGAGGAACAAAACCATAAGTGTGCTGTTTGTGGAATAGAAGAAAAGTACGCTGAGAACAGTAGGCTGTGTATAGACCATAACCACGATACAGGACAAGTTCGTGGACTACTGTGTAAGAAGTGCAACCAAGCCATCGGCTTATTACAAGACAACGCAAATTTCTGTTACTCGGCTGGAAAGTATTTACAAACACATGGCTGAGTTAAATGTTAGGCTTCTGAAGTGGCAACAAGAAGTATTTAAAGACCCTACACGCTTTAAAGTAGTTGCGGCTGGTCGTAGAACTGGTAAAAGTAGGCTAGCTGCGTGGATGTTAGTTATAAATGCCTTGCAGTGCGATAAAGGACATGTGTGGTACATCGCTAACACGCAGGGACAGGCTAGGGATGTTTTGTGGCAGACGCTATTAGAATTAGCGCATCCAGTCATAGAATCTTCCCATGTCAACAACATGCAGATAAAACTTGTCAACGGAGCAATGATTTCGTTGAAAGGAGCCGACAGACCTGAAACAATGCGAGGCGTAAGCCTAAAGTTTGTAGTGTTAGATGAGTATGGCTCAATGAAGTCAGAAGTATGGGAACAGATTATTCGACCTGCTTTAGCTGACCAAAAAGGATCTGCACTTTTTATTGGAACACCGCTAGGAAGAAACCACTTTTATGAGTTGTTTACTTACGGAGAATCTGGAAACGACAGTGAATTCAAGTCTTGGCATTTTACTAGTTTCGACAACGAATTGCTCGATCCAAAAGAAATCGAAGCTGCCAAAAAGTCAATGTCCAGTTTTGCTTTTAGACAAGAGTTCATGGCCTCCTTCGAAGCAGCCTCTGGTGGCATCTTCAAAGAAGAGTGGTTAAAGTTTGATGACATCGAACCTGACAGTGGCCGTTACTTTATCGCAGTAGACTTGGCTGGCTTTGAAAATGTAGCCGCTGCCACAACAGCAAAAAAGAAGAGATTAGACCAATCAGCTATCGCAGTTGTAAAAGTAACATCAGATGGCTGGTATGTCAAAAGCATTGAATACGGTAGATGGGACATCAAAGAGTCAGCACAAAGAATCTTTGATGCTGTAAGAGATTATGAGCCTGTGTGTGTTGGCATCGAAAGAGGCGCACTAAAGAATGCTGTGTTGCCTTACCTTAGCGATTTAATGCGTAAGTACAACACTTACTTTAGGGTTGAAGACCTAACACACGGCAATAAGAAAAAAACAGACAGAATTACTTGGTCCCTGCAGGGCAGGCTTGAGCACGGAAAGATCGTGTTTAACAAAGGCGATTGGAACAGCGAAGTGGTAGATGAACTACTTAACTTTCCTAACCCACAAGTCCATGATGACCTTATTGACGCCTTGTCGTACATTGACCAGATTGCCATAGCAGAGTATGTGCAATACTACGATGAAGAAGAGTTTGTTCCATTAGATCCAATAGCGGCATATTGAGGAGTAATTATGTACCTAGAAATGTATAACAAGGAAGACTATGTGCCCCTTAACTGGGACAAGTTAGTTTCTAATCCTGATGTGTTTGAAACCATCAAAGAAGAGATGGAAAAGAAGTTTAGTGCTGAGTGCTTGATGACAATCATCACTTCTGCTAAAGAGGCTGGCCTTAAAGACGCAGACATCTTCTTGCCTGTTGCTGATGTAGAAGAAGACTCTGAAGAAGAGGACCTTGAAGAAGATATGGCAGAAGGTATGCCTGAGTACGAAAGCCTTGACGAAGACTCCATTGGCGATACAACCGAGGAATAATAATGGAAACCAATAGCCGCAACATGAAGATTGCTGAGTGGGTTCTGTCCCGCTGCGAGAACTGGCGTAACCACCGCGATGAGAACTACCTAGACTATTGGGAGTCCTATGAGCGTCTTTGGCGCGGTATCTGGTCCGGTGAGGATGTTCATCGTGAGAGTGAGCGTTCACGCATTGTAACGCCAGCACTACAACAAGCCATTGAGACTTCTGTTGCTGAGATTGAAGAGGCAGTCTTTGGCCGTGGCGAGAAGTTCTTTGACATTGACGATGACCGACTAGACACAGATCGTGTTGACGTTGAGCAGATCAAGCGTCAGATGACTGAAGACTTTAAGAGAAACCGTGTTCGTAAAGACATCAGCGATATTATTCTGCTTGGCGCTGTTTACGGAACTGGTGTTGGCGAGATTGTTGTATCAGAAAAGACTGAGAAGACTCCGGCATCACGACCGATTGCAGAGATGGGTATCACTGCTGTTGGCGTAGAAGAAAGAGTTAAGTTCAATGTTGGCCTAAAGCCAATCAATCCTAAGAACTTCTTAATTGATCCAGTATCCACAAACATTGAGGACGCACTCGGCTGTGCAGTAGAAGAGTATGTATCTATCCACAGTGTTGTTGCTGGCATGGAAAGCGGTGTCTATGAGAAGGTAATGAACCTTGGCCCCACCGCTGTTGACACAGACCTTGAGCCTGTACAGGAAGAGATTGACTATCAGCAAGATAAAGTTAAGGTATTACGGTATTACGGTTTGATACCTAAGTTTCTTATTGAGGCTTCTGACTCTGAAGAAGTTACTTCCCTCTTTAATGAAAAAACAGAAGAGTACGGCACTGAAGCTGCAGACTACACAGAACTAGTAGAAGGCATCGTTGTTATCGCTAACGACCAGTATGTACTAAAGGCTGAGTTATCACCTTACATGATGCAGGACCGTCCTATCGTAGCTTTCCAGTATGACTCCATGCCCAATCGTTTCTGGGGCCGTGGTGTTGCTGAAAAAGGCTACAATATGCAAAAGGCCGTTGATGCACAGATCCGTGCTCACTTGGACAGCCTTGCACTGACCACTGTACCGATGATGGGCATCGATGCTACTCGTCTGCCTCGCGGTGCTAAGTTTGAGATCCGTCCTGGCAAGACCATTCTAACCAACGGCAACCCAAATGAAGTTCTACAGCCGTTTAAGTTTGGTGTTACTGACCCAGGCAATTTACAAACCGCTGGCGAGTTTATGAAGATGATGCTGATGGCAACATCTACCATTGACAGCACTACGCCTACGGCTGATGGCGGTGGCCTTAACCCTGCCCTATCTGCAATCATCAAGAAGAATAAGCGTACTCTGGTTAACTTCCAAGAGCAGTTCCTTATTCCTTTTGTAACAAAGGCTGCTTATCGCTTTATGCAGTTTGATCCTGACCGTTATCCTGCACAGGACTTTGTGTTTGTGCCGACCAGCAATCTTGGTATTGTTGCACGCGAATACGAGCAGATGCAGTTTATGAACCTGCTGAAGACGCTTGGACCAGATAGTCCCATTGTGCCTATGGTCATGTCAGCGATCATTGAGAACAGCGGTCTATCCAATAGGGAAGAACTGCTACAGCAGATGGCAGAAATGACACAGGCAAATCCGATGGAAGATGCCGCAACTCAACTACAGTTGCAACAAGCACAGCTACAGCTTGCTGATTTACAGGCAGACGTGACGCTAAAACAAGCCAAAGCACAAAAAGAGATTGCTGAAACTCAGTTGATGCCTGCTGAATTGCAAGCAAGCATTGCTGCATCGGCCTCTAAGTACCTTGGAACTGGCCCCAACGCTACTGATGATTTTGAAAGACGAGTAAAAGTAGCAAACTTAGCCCTAAAGGAGAAAGACATTGATACTCGTAAAGAAATTGCAAACCTTCAAGTCGTGGCTTCTCGCCAAGGTTGAGCAAATTAAACAAAAACTTAAACAACTGTTTTCATAAACTTAGCAATATTTTCGTGCTCTTCGGCGGTCCCATCGTTCTTAATGCGATTGGCTCGCCAAGAGATCACGGCAACATTGCCTTTGACATAGCCTTTTAATGGGTCTATACGGTCAAAAGATGGT